CTCTAGCTGTTCGATAGCTGTCATGTCGTTACGTGTTACCGAACCTTCAGGTGACTTCTGAGGGAAGCTAAAGACTGTAGTGCTATCAGGCTTTCTTACATCTGGTTCAGAAGGGATACCCTGTGAGATCATAAACTGTGTCAGAGGGTCTTTGTTATCACAACGAACAGTACGAATATAATAGGCTGAATGCCTAGCGTGAATCCCAGAAGCGGAGTCAACCAGTTGTGAGACTGTACCCGAAGGTTTAACGCAGGTGATAGCAGTAGACACAGGGATGCCAAGGTGCTTAGCCCACTCAGCATTAGTAGCAACAGCGACATTACGTAGCCTTTCTAGTGTAGCTTCTAGCCCTGCATTAGCATGGGTCAGTAGCTTGTTGTCCATGATACCTGTCAAGCTCACACCTAACAGACGTTCTTCTTCTGTATTCTTCTGCCAGATCTTACGTAGGTAGGGGAAGTTAGTTAAGGTAGACTGTATAGTGCCAAGGATAGTAGCTAGTCTAACCTTTCTTTCAAGGTCATCAATGGTATCAGTAGCACGTACTACAATTTCACTGAGGTTGCAAAACTCGTATGGACGTAAAATTATCTCGCTGCACGGGTTGCACCCGAACTCAAACTCTGTGTTACGCCTACCATTTTTAGCTGCTTGCTTCTTAGATGCAACACGGGAGAAGATACCACGTTCACCTGACTTAGACTTAACCAAAGAAGTCCACTCAGTTAGGAATGTTTCCATGTCAGGCTTCTCAGTGTAAGCAACTGAGTTGTTAGCTAAGGCACGTTGGCCTTGTCTCTTGATATTTTGTGCTGGATCATCCCACCATTCCCCTGACTTAGCATTACGCATACGGTCATCAGATAAGTTAGACAGAGAGATCATAGCACTGCGGCGTACACCACCGACAACTACTACCTCACCTATCTTACACATGATGTCATGTACTTCAATGCTTGAGAGCCTACGTCCTTCAGCATCTTTAAACTTATCAGTTACAAAGTTGAACAGATCAACCAATGGTGCTGGGCCTGATGCACGGCCACCAAAGACTTTAAGTTTAGCACCTGCAGGGCGTACCTTAGACACATCCCATGTAGGAATCTCACCTGAGTAGAGCATAGCAATCAGCTTACGTAGTCCTTTAGCCCAGCCTTCTTTGCTGTCGTGTACTACGATAATGTCTTCACTCTTGAATAGGGTAGGTACTTCAGGTAGCTTGCTGACGTACTGACTTTCAACGGAGAAGCCTACACCTGTGCCACATAGCAAGATATACATAGCCTCATCGAAGGACTTCATGTCGTCTACTGGTAGGTAGCTACAGTTGTAGCCAGCAGTGTTGTCACGATCCAAGGCTGGGCCAGCAGTCATTACACTACGCATAGATGGCATAACCTCTAGGTTAAGTATAGCTTCACGTAGTTCAAGAGCTATACCTACAGTGTCAATGTCTAGGTTACGTCTAACAACATTGTCCATGAAACGATCTACTGTTTCACCCCAGTTCTCACGGCGTTTATCCTCCTCAATCCAACGAGCATACCTTGAGGTAGCAATGAAAGATTGATAGTCAGTGGGTAGGTAGTTGTTAATCATTTGAGTGTTTCTCCAAGTCATCTTTACGGAAGATCAGGTCTGTAATTTCGTTTCGGTTAATGCCAATATCTTTTAGCTCACGGTCAGATAAGGAGTAAAGATATTTAATAGTAGCCCTATGCTTATGCCAAGTAGATACATAACGCAAGAACCTAACGACACAATTCTCAAAGATTATCTTACTAAGTTTATCAACGGTTATCACCTGATCCTCCTAACATCCCTCTTGCCTTACGGCTTTGCAATTTAATTAAATTCATCTCAGCTATCTCAGATAGATCGTAGCCTAAGTCATTAGCTAGTGCAGCTACGTACCACATGACATCACCAAGTTCCTTAGCTAACTCAATGTCGTCTAGTGTCCCATCACGTAGCCACTTCTTAATCTTCTCAGCTACTTCACCTGCCTCACCACATAAACCTAGTGCAGTATAGAGTATCTTATCTTTATAGATAGCAGTAGTCATTACCTTCTCTTGATACTCATCCAAGGATAGTGGTTCCTTATCTTGGAATCGTTCTATGTCCTCACCTGTAATCATTCTTCAATCCTCTTCCATTCTTCTAGCTCAGCATCTAAATTAAAGTAGTCCTTAGTATCAATGAGTCCCTCAAGTACTAACATCTTAATGACAAACTCTTCTGATATATCATTCTGTTCAAGGAGCAGCATCAGTCCATAGTTCTCGAACAGTGCTGTGATCTTACTCTCCAAGTCAAACATTTAACCTTACTCCTACTCTAGTACAAGGGTTAGTTTGGTTGCGAAGTATACACCATACTGGTGGTGTTTGTCAATGCCCAAGATCATAGGATACCTTACCCTCTTCAATGGTTAGAGGTTCAATAGACTTGCCAAAGTGTGCCTTGAAGGCCATAGCTGTCTTCATATCCTCGAAGTAAATCTCTTCGTCGAATAGATCACCATCACACTCAACGAGGCAGACACACAGGATCATGCCTTCCTCATCTTCTATTGGGCCGTTAAGAACTCTGTGTACTTTTGTCATTTCTCTTTAATCCATTCTATAGGTATAAGTTTATCAGCGTAAAGGAATCCATTCTTAATACACCAGTCAGCATAAGTAGTCTTGGAACCCTTGCTTATCTTAGCCCTAGAGTTACTGAAAACAAACCTGATGTCAAGCTCTTTGTGTTGTTTCTTGACGAGCAGATGTTTCTTTCTATCTGCTGCTACAAACCTACCCTTAGACTCAATGATGATACCGTTAGGTAGGATGAAGTCAGGGGTGTATGTCCTGACCTCATTGACTTCATACTTAATCTTCTCAGTCTCATACTTAACTGGAACCTTTAAGACTTTCAACTGGGTAGAGATAGTCTCCTCTAGACCTGAACGGTAGCCAGCTTTGATTGCTCTCTGCCTAGTTGTAAGAACCTTAGCCATTAAGCTTCTCATTCACCCGTGGCTCAGACACTACGTCAACTAAGAACAGTGGGCCTGTCTCATACAGGAAGGTACGTACATCAGGGTAGCAAGCCTTCTTGAACTCACAGTAGGAGCAAGCCATAGCAAGCTTCATGTTAGGGCTAGTCTTTGACTGAGGTACAGGTGGGATACGGTACTCAGGGATAGGCCCAGCTACTAATGCCCTAGCCTTATCCATCTCATTCTCTTTGTTAGCCATGTCATCTGTGAAGTCGTAGACATCTAAGCAGATGTTACCCAGTGTCTTATCAACAACCAGGAATGCACCCTTAGTCTTATGCTCTACTAAGTTATCATCCTTACCACCGTATACGTAGGAGCTAAGCTGGCTGATGTAACCAAAGGGGTCGTTGTCACGTAGGCTACCATCCTTAAACTTCTTAAAGGAAAAGGTAGAGGCTGACTTAACATCAACGGTAACACCATCAATGACAGCATCCCTACTACCCTTGATACCATGTACGTTTAGCCTAGACTGCATACCTGTGACAGTGTGACCTGCTGCCATAGCTAACGACAAAGTTAGTACCTCAATCATATCACCAAAGAAGAACTTCATGGTAGCGCTAGCAGGTAGCTCCTCAGCTACATCACATCCATTCACCTTGTACCATAGCTTACGATCACAGTGTGTGCCTACTGAGGACAAAGACAGGTAGTTACGTGGACGTTGTACTTCCATGAACCTCGTCTTAGCAAGCTCAGCCATTGACTCAGAGAAGTAGTGAGTGATTGCATTGTCCCATCCACCCATACCTTTAAGAACATCTTGGATGTCCTCTACTAACGTGTCTATAGTTTTATTATTTGTCATGATATACAATAACCTTTCCAGTATTCCATGTCTTTGCATACTCCTCAGCCTTAGCTTTGTCAACAAAGACTAACGGCTCACTGTCGTAAGTGAAAGGGTTCTCAGCACTGGCATACATCCACTCACCAAGTTCTATTTCAAACATAACTCTATACTTAGGCATCACCCATATCCTCTGTTTCAAGACCCTTCTTGATAAGCTTTACGAAACCATACTCAAATATTTTATGGTATGTTTCTGCACTTAAGTCGAGTGTGAGTGTAGCTGTCCCGTCCTCATTGTCTGTTATAGTTTCTATTTTAATAAGATCATTCATCTTTCAACTCCTTGATATGTTTACGAAACCTTTTGTTGTAAGCACGTTTGATCTTCTTTAACTGACCACTCTTCCATAGTAAAAACTTACGAGCTTTAGTAAGTCCATCATACTCGTCACCACCCTTCATTGGTATTCGTTTAGTCATCAGCTAATCTCCACATAAATAATATCAGGGTATTAGTAACACTCATTTTAGGTTGATTAATAATACTATAATGTTAGTAGCCATCATAGTAATCTCAATGCTTGCCACGATACAGGGAATAACTCCCACATCTTATCACTGATCTTGTCGGCTACGATACGTGTCTCAAGTTGTGTGTCAGGCTTGCATCTTTCATTACACATCTTAGCCCATGCACCTACCGTACCTGACCACCACCATTCAGTCATAGTGAACTGAGGTAAGTAGCCACGTGCTTGCTCAGGACAAACACCAGCCTCTAACATTTCACGGTATGTCCTAAGAGAAGTGTAGTTTGCAAACTCTACTAAATCTTTACTGGGGTATACAACACCATCACTACCTTGTTTCTTATCCTTAGCCCTACCCCTGAATACATCAGGCACATATATCTCAGGCTCATCATCAACGTAACGCCGTGACACTTCATTCCAAGGTAGGTACTCATGCTTAACTAAATGTCGTGCCACTACGATGGGTGCCTTAACAACAAAGGTTGCATAGGCATGATTAAAAGGTGAGGTGTGCTTGTGCTCAGCTAAGTAGCTAACTAACTTAGCATCCTTCTCTAAGAGTTCATCACTCCTCTTGTTAAAGCTAACACGAGCAGAGTTAACTGTTGCTAAATCTGTACCACCGTGGTGCTCATACGTTACTTCAATCATGCCCATACTTCCTCTACTTAAGCTGCTTCTATATCAGCATCTGGTTTCTCGTACACTACGTGCTCAACAATCTTAACTGAGACGAGAGAAGTACGAGCATACATCTTACCATCTTGACCCTTGAAGGTAGACACTAAGTTAGTAACCTCAGCTACTGATCCATTACCAATCATACCGTTGTCGTCAGTCCAAGCCTTACCAGCAGCATCAGTAACTACTGGTGCACCACCAGCCTGAGCTACTACAGTACCATCCTTCTTAGTGACAGTGTGCTTACGTTCAAACTTAATGACTAGCTCACCGTCCATCAGACGTTTCTGTACTGGCTTCTTGGTAGTGCCAGCCTTTTGTAGCTTAGCAAACTCTTCCTTGCTAAGTACTTGAGACACAGTGTAGGCACCATCACACACAGCATAGGCACCTTGGTAGCCCTCCATGTCACGGTTACCCTCGAAGAGACGTGCCCATTCGATAGGGCCAGTAGTTTTAACTTCAGTATAAGCCATCTTTGTATTCCTTTTATGTTAGTGGGTGTCACCCCAAGTTCTGCCGATGTCGGTTGACCCAGCAAGTGGACACAGTATACTCAATTTCTTTCCCGTGTCAACAATAGATTGTCGTTGAATGCTACCTAATAATTCAGCATCATTCATACTACCCTCTACCTCAGTCTGCCACTCATCGTGAGGCCAAGTAACTAACTTATACTTGATGCCTAACTTGTTAGCAGCAGTAGCCCAAGTCAATGCTGAGTGCTTCATAACAACAGCCTCACCATTCTGTAGCATCCCAGCCAATGCCTTATGCTCAGATGGAACTGGAACCTTACGTCCATCTAATCCCTTGAACCATCCACGTTTAGCTATGTGAGGTATGACTTTCTTCTTCAAGTCAGACAACCCTTGGATGGAGTTCATAAAATTATCTACAGCTTCACCTGCCTCACGTTGGTTAACCTTAAGGATCGTTGCCACCTTAGCGACACCAGCCCCTAGAAGGAAGGCATAGATGAAAGTCTTTGCCATGTCTCTAGTAACGTGAGATATACCCAAAGCTTTACGATTAAGATTATGAATATCAGTTTCATCTTCTTTCCTTCCACTTACAATAGCATGGATGTACTCCTCTGAGTTCATCAAGTGGGCCAGGATACGTAGTTGTATACCCTCAGCATCTGTACCTACTAGGTAGTTACCATCCTCTACAATCCATAGGCTTCTCATACGTCCATCATACTCAGACTTAACAATCTCTACTGCTGTCTTAGGTGTACCGTGGAAGGCAGCAGGTACGTTAGCTTGGTTAGGTGCTGAGTGTGCCATACGTCCAGTCCATGCACCGATGTGTGTGAACCTACCGTGGATACGCCCATCATCCTTAACGTGACCTACCCATTCGGCTAGGCTTGAACGTCTACCCTCTAAGGTTAACCATTCAGCTAGGTTCTTAGCCCCTTCAGGTGCATCCTCAGGTAGAGTAGAGAGGTTGTCTTCGTTACACATCCACCCGTACCTAAGAAACTTTTCTCCACGAGGGTCTGTTTGCTTGTTGTCTTTCACGATCCCATTCCTTATGTCCCTTAGTCTTATCCACTGGTTGCCACCCTGCTTCCCATAGTCTGTCGATCCTATGCTGAGGTGACGATGGCCTAAAGGCTTCCCAATCGTAGCATATTAACTCATCATCTACTACGTAGCTAGTGACGTACTTGTTCTTAGCAGCAGTGACGTTAGAGTATAGCTCACCATTAGCCTTAGTCCTATACTTAATCCTATTAACTTCTACTAACTTAGGTGGGAAGTCCTGTTGAAAGCCACCCTCTAAGTCAGCCATTGATAGTTCAATCTCAGCTAACATATCAACTGCCTCAGCTAAGTCAAACTTAAAGCCATTGGTAGTCATCTGTTCACATAAGATCTGTATGTCATGCTCACACCTTAATGCTAACTGCCAGGATAGGTCATTGATAATGCTCTCAAATTTTCTGTAGAGTTTTACTGTGACCTTCACATCTTGTTGGCAGTAGTCAACCATCTCTTGTGAGTAGTTCGCAAAGTCTTTGAAGTCTCCCTTCCAACAGTTAAGTCTTACTCCCCACTCCTTAAGGCTATGCCCACCCTTGATGTTGTAGTCTACAAGGCGGCTAACAATAAGGGTATCAACAACAGAGCTAAGGTTAATGCAATCCTCTGCGACCAACCTGTTAATAACGGGTACATCAAAACCAATACCATTGTGGAAAACAAAGGTGTCAACTGTCCTGCAATACTCAATGAACCTCTCCTTCTCTTCTTGTATGT